AGAGTGGGAAGACTTACGCTATCGCACTTATACTCCTGACTTCCAGTTAGATAATGGAATACTAATTGAGACTAAAGGACAATTTGATTCTGAAGATAGACACAAGCATATAGAAGTACGTAAGCAGCACCCAGAGCTAGACATTAGGTTTGTATTTAGTAATGCTAAGTCTAAACTTTATAAGGGTGCTAAGACTACGTATGCACAGTGGTGTGATAAGCAAGGGTTTCTATGGGCAAACAGAGTTATACCTGAAGAGTGGCTTGAAGAAAAAGGAACGGCTACTAGAAAACGTATAGTCCTATTAAAAACAGAGAGAAAGGATTGATATGCCGTATGAGTTAGCAGAAGATGAGGTGGCTTTCATTATAAAACCTACAAGCAGTGGAGGGCTAGAAGATTGGGACGGTAGTGTAGCCACAGCTGTTGCAGTAGGAGATAACTTCTGTTATGATTCAGATGTACTTCAAGACTTAGTTTATGTAGCCACTTTATGTAGTGCCTTCTTAGATTTGATGGAGAAGGATGGTGACTTGATGGATAGGGTTGCTGATCACCGACAACAAATGTTAGTGCAAGAACTTAAAAAGTACGCTAAGGATAGTAAGCCTTTACAAGGAAGCACTGGTGAGATAATAAACTTTAACGCTTACACAAAGACGAAAGGTAACGCATGACTGAGTTTGATCCCGTAGATCGCCCTGCCCATTACAATATGGGTGGCATAGAATGTATTGACTACATCAAGCAGGTACTAGGCTTAGATGGATTCATTGCATACTGTCACGGCAACATGATTAAGTACCAACACCGTTATGCTTACAAGCAAAGACCAGCTGAAGATATGAAGAAGGCTGCATGGTACTTGAATAAAATGAATGAAGCCTTAGCGGAGAAGCACAGATGAAAGTTAAAACTTTTAGTGTTACATTATTACTTCAGATTGATGAGGATAATAATATCTTAGGAGCATATGAAGATGCACACACAGAAGACATCAGTGATCTTGTAAGAAATACGTTCTATGATATAGATGATGTTACAGTACAAAACATTTTAATAAAGGAAAGATATGCATGACACCAGAGTATGATCCCTACTATGATATATTCCATGAAGATGGTACGCCTAAGAATGAGTTAGCTGCATATAGTCAATGGGTAGAAGGTAAGATATTAACTAAAGGACAAACAAGACAGATAGAAAATACTCTAGGCCTTGTAGGAGAGGCAGGTGAGATAGCTGAAAAACTAAAGAAGAGCTTTAGGGATGGTGCTACCTTAGATAACAAGGGTATGTTGAAAGAATTAGGTGACGTACTATTTTATGTAGCTGCTTTATCTAATTTTTATGGAGCCAGTTTACAAACAGTAGCCAACATGAATAGAGAAAAACTAAACAGCCGCCAAAAGCGTGGCGTCTTACAGGGATCAGGGGATAACAGATGAATAACTACTTACCTACAGATTATCAAACCTTTATACACAAGTCACGTTACGCACGTTGGCTAGATAATTTAGGTAGAAGAGAGACATGGCCTGAGACAGTATCACGTTACATGGATAACATTGTACGTCCTGTAGCTGGCAATGATACGTACATTAATGACATTGAGCAAGCTATCTTAGGGCTTGAGGTTATGCCATCTATGCGAAGCTTAATGACTGCTGGCCCTGCTGCATCCCGTGATAACATTAGTATGTATAACTGTTCTTACTTAGCAGTAGATGTACCAACAGCTTTTGATGAAGCAATGCACGTTCTTATGTGTGGCACAGGCGTGGGCTTCTCTGTTGAGAGACAGTACGTACAGAAGTTACCAGAGGTTCCTGAACTATTTGACAGTGAGACTAACATCGCTGTTAAAGATAGCAAAGAGGGTTGGTCAAAAGCCTTACGTCAACTAATTGCTCTACTGTACAGTGGGGAGATACCTACATGGGATACTAGTAGGATACGTCCTGCAGGTGCTAGGCTTAAGACGTTTGGTGGTAGAGCTAGTGGACCAGCACCACTGATTGATCTCTTCACCTTTGTCATACGTACCTTTAAGGATGCACAGAACCGTAAGCTTAGTTCTATTGAGTGCCACGACATCATGTGTAAGATAGGTGAGGTAGTAGTTGTAGGTGGTGTAAGGCGTTCAGCTATGATCAGTCTATCAAATTTATCAGACGATAAGATGCGTCACGCTAAGTCAGGCGCTTGGTGGGAGAACAATCCACATCGTGCTCTAGCTAACAACTCAGTAGCATACGGTGAGAAGCCAGACAGTCTATCATTTATGCGTGAGTGGATGGCTCTCGTTGAGTCAGGCTCAGGTGAGCGTGGTATCTTCAACCGTGAGGCAGCTAAGAAGCAAGCAGCTAAGAATGGTAGGCGTGATACTAGCTATGATTTTGGAACTAACCCTTGCAGTGAGATAATTTTACGCAGTGGACAAGTTTGTAACTTAACGGAGTGTGTAGTACGTGCAACAGATAACATTCAAGACCTTGAAAAGAAAGTTCGTATTGCTACGATATTGGGTACTATTCAATCTACCTTTACAAAGTTCCCCTATCTGCGAAAACTGTGGCAGCGAAATACCGAAGAGGAACGCCTGTTGGGTGTGTCACTCACAGGGATAATGGATAACCCTTTACTTACAACAGCTAATTCTGGATTGGAGAAAACCCTTGAGCACTTACGTTCTATTGCTGTCACTACTAACGCTGAGTGGGCTGAGCGCCTTGGCATCCCTGTTTCTACTGCTATCACTTGCGTCAAACCTTCAGGAACGGTATCTCAAATGGTATCATCTAGCAGTGGGGTCCACCCTCGTCATTCCCCCTACTATGTGCGTACTGTTAGGGGTGACGTTAAAGACCCTCTAACTCAGTTCATGAAGGATCAAGGAGTACCTAGTGAGCCTTGTGTCATGAAGCCTGATACAACAGTAGTGTTTAGCTTTCCTCAGAAATCACCAGAAGGTGCTGTGTGTACAAAAGACACTACAGCTATTCAACAACTGGAGATGTGGTTAGCTTATCAGAGACATTGGTGTGAGCATAAACCTAGTGTGACTATCAATGTCAACTCAGATGAATGGCTTGAAGTGGGCGCATTCGTGTATAAACATTTTGATGAGATGAGTGGTGTATCGTTCTTGCCCTTCAATGAGCATACGTATCAGCAAGCACCTTATCAGGATTGTAGCAAAGAGGAGTATGAGGAGTTGCTCTCTCGTATGCCTACTTCAATTAGTTGGGAGGATTTATCAGAGTATGAGCAAGAAGATAATACAGCAGGTAGTCAGACACTAGCGTGCTCTGGTGATAGCTGTGAAATTGTAGACTTAACTTAAAGGAAATAAAATGGTAGAAACATTATTCATAGTGTCATTAAAAATGTTTGCAACTTTAGGAGTTGCAGCAAACACTGTAGATTATATTACAACATTCTTTGTTGAAGCTCCTATAATATAAGAGGATGTATTGTGAAACTTGAACAAGAGGCACAGGATCACATAGTTAAAAAGAAACAAGTGTTTGAAGAGGGTTTACTAGATCACTTTACTTGGATTGAAGAGTATCTAAATAGTAATCTCTGGGATACAGAAGAGTTAGGTATAGCTAAACAGCATCTCACTACCACACTGCTATGGGTCAGGCACTCTGTAGATAAGTATGGTATCAAATAGAACTATGGAGGGGCAGCTTAGTGTTGCCCCTTCTTTTATTGTGACATAGATACAGCGTTGTCTATATCTTCTCTAGTCATCTGTATATACAATACTAAGAAGTCTAATTGATTTTCATCTAAGTCTGTAACTTCCATGCCTAAGTCTAGATCTATTAATGCCTTCTCTACATCAACCTTAGAGACACCACTACCTCTCTTACTTAAGTTGTAAAGCTTAAGAGTTCTTGTATCTTCTGGATCAATACTATTCTCAAGTATGTCCATAGTAGTATCTTTGGAACGCTTAAGAACATCGTTAAGCATAGCAGTACGTGTCTCTGTATTGCCATCTCTCCATGCAGGACTGTTTATAGTGCGCTCAGCGTTAGCTTCTAAGAACGTAACTACATACTTATTGATGTCGTTCTGTACTTCAGGGATGAAAGACTTTATATTAGTACGCCACTGAGGTTTACCTACCTCATTAAACATACGTTGAATA